TTAGACTGATAATTTGTATTTCAGGCTCTCAACAGCTATCAATTTTGCTGCTGGGGTTGGGCCTTCTGAGTATCTATCAAAAGTCATTCTTAGCAGCCCATCTGCTTTGTGACCAACCAAGGATATGATGACAAGGTTCTTAACGTCAGCACGTTCTAATGTTGTGATTACAGTTTTCCGTATGCTGTGGAAAACGCATCGCTTATCAAAGCCAAGCTCTGTTTTGAATACCGAAAACTGATTACCTAAGCCCTTGGATTTTGTTTCATACTTGCCGCCTTTGCTTGTTTTCAACAAATAGCCATCGTCCGACGAACTTACAAGCCGGTTTACGGTTTTCATAAGAGCCGGGTGGATTGGAACAAAACGAACAGATGCTTGTGTTTTACCTTCTGTGATATGAAAACAATCAACACCATCTTCTTTAACAACTGACGATGTTTTCAAACGGCAAATCTCTTCAATCCGTGCCCCGGTGTAGGCTGCTATCTCAATCAAGTCGGCTAGCTGACGCTTACCTTTCTCGACTGCCTTACTATGCAAGATATTGACTTCATCAGCCGTAAACGCTCGTCGTTCGTCCTCTTTGAGCGTTCCACGTCTGACTTGGCTCAATTCATGACTTTTAAAAGGATTGACTGGATAATGCTCTTTGAACGGTGGCTCTTTCTTAATCAAGAAATTATAAAAAGCATTAAACGAAAACAAATATTGCTTCTTGGTCTTCGGCTCAAGGTTTTTTGATATCAAGAATGAAGCTACTGCTTCATAGTCTAGAAGCAGATTTTCCGACTTTAAAAACGCATCAAGAGCCTTAATTCTCTTGATATGTCTATCGACGGTATTCAAGTCAACCTTTCGTTGATTTAGTTCATAATTATAGAAAGCATCAAGGCGACTTTTAAAAAATGGAGTTCTGGGTGAGTAATCCGAGCGACCAGCAGCAATATCAATCGCTTCATTAACAAGGTCGATACTTAATTTTTTATCATGTGCATACTGGATTACTTCAAAACCCATTTTTGCTTCACTGGTTGGAGCTTTTCCTTGAATTTTATCAAGATTTATAGCCCGTTGGTGCTTTTCAACTATTTGAAGAACATCATCACGAAAATTACCGATTTCACCCCTTCGGGCTTTTTCAATTTCGGCTTTCCATTGGTGTAACCATCTTAATTTAAGAACGTGGGCTTCCGAGCGGTTACCGGTTTTGAGACTTTTAGTCAGCACCTTACGCCCGGCGAAGGCTTCCCGTGCAGCCTCTGGAACGTCCAGTCGGACGTGGTAGGTGCCAGATTTCAAGACTAAAAAATCGGTCATAGCAGTAGCCCTTGGCTAGTCATTTCTACCCAAAATTCTATCCAAAATTTCTACCCAAAGCCACTGGAAGCCTTTAAACACGCGGCCTTACTGGCTTGCAGCATAATTTTGAGGGAGTTCGAGTCTCCCTCGGGGCACCATCAAAATGAAGAAAGGCCTTGATTTTCAAGGCCTTTTTTTTCGCCTGGCGTAAATGTGGCGTAACGCGGTCGAATCTCTCGTTTATCGATTGGGTTACTGGTCCAAACGGAATGGAGCAAGAGAATGCCTATATATGACGTCGCTATCTCGTTCGCTGGCGAAGATCGCCCCGTAGCTGAGAAGCTCGCCGCGTCCCTCGTCACAGTCGGGTTGAATGTGTTTTACGACGAGTACGAGCAAGCCAACCTTTGGGGTAAGGATCTCTACACCCACCTATCGAAGGTGTACAAGGACGACTCGAAATATTGCTTGATGTTGATATCCGAGCATTATGCGAAAAAGCAATGGACGAGCCATGAACGACGGGCTGCCCAGGCCCGTGCCTTCGCGGAAAGCCGTGAATACATTCTTCCACTGCGCCTGGACGATTCGGCAATCGAAGGCGTCCTAGACACAACTGGATACCTCGATTACCGCCGCTTTCCAATTGAGAAAATTGTTGAATCCTTGATCACCAAGGTCCGCGACTACAACAAGGCCCACGACATTGTTTACGAAATCTTCCGGGTCCAGGACGAATTCGCCGCAACAGATCTCAAGTCCCCAAGCGGAAACCCAATCTTAGATAGTGACTTGCGAACCACGTGTCCAGCTTGTCACACCGAGCAGCTCCTTTCCCAAGCGACCATCGCGCTTGACGAGGCAGATACCGTCTACACCTGCAAAAATGGGTGTATGCCTTTAGTAGTAGTTAGTCGCCCTGGTTTGTCTCCATGGCCGGGCAGAGGCTACGTGCTTAGCCCAAATCACGCGATTCGAAATGTTCGCGACATCACCATCAAGACACCCGATATGGCTGTGACCACGGTCATTAACGCAAGCAGTGCAGCGCTTATGAAGAAACGCCCTGAAGCCTGATAGTACACGGCCTTTGAAGCCGTGAGATTTGGGCGTTCATGGTGACAGCCGTACAGGGCACGACTTTCACCCAGGCACTATGTGGACTCGCATTGAGTGACGCTCAATCGCTGAATGCGAGCCGGGTCAAATTACAGAAGACGGACCCGATCAAGCCTGAGAGCACAGTCCAAGCTAGCAGATAGCCCCGGTGTGAGAGGCCGATTTTCTGAGCCGTCGCTGTGTATACGCGTTACACAAAACGCCCCCTTGCACGATGAAAACGAAAATTTAGGTTGACCCCTAAAAAGCTTGTCAGATTTGTCAGATTGTTCTTCTTACCTATGTCTAACCCTTATATCTCAAGGCTTTCAGCGTTTTGATGTAATGTCAGAAAGGTGTCAGCGGACTGTCAAAACCTGACAAAACCACACTGTCAGATCTCACCCTTTCAAGTCCTTGATTTATAAGGCTTTTTTATTAGGCATGTCAGATCTGCATCGTTTTTGACACTGCGTTGTCAGATCGCAAACCCAGTAAATACGCGGCCTCCAGCCGATTTCCTGACAGATATCCATGTTCTGACAGGCTTTTGGGGGTCAGCCTGAAAAACCTTTCATGGGGCACCCCGAAGCTATCCTTCAAAATGCCCCACGAAGCGAATTGATCGAGATGAGAAAATGCGCAAAGCAGCCACCCAAGCAGCCCTCCCGAAAATCGAACTGATCAAGAATGGCGAGGCCTGGGAGGTGCACTGGGACTACCAGGAAGCACCGGAGAGCGCCGTGCTGTTCAAGCGCCGCGAGCACCTGGATGGCTACATACATGGCAGCCTGGACGGAATCGGCATCCACCCGAAGAACGTGTCCTGTGCCAGTGCGCGTACCGGTACCGTGAAACGCCTGACCGAAGACCAGGCGGTGAGATTCAAAGCCCGCCTCGAGCACATCCTGATCCCGGTGGTGGCCAAAGAATTTGAACGCCTGAAGAACCTGGGCGAGCTTCCCCACATGTGGCTGGCGACCGGTACCGAGCAGTGAAACGTTCTGCAATGCCGGTGAATCGCTGAACGCCCACCGGCCGGGGGTTCCAGCCAGATCTGCGCCGCGCTCCTGGTGCGATCGACACACCCGAAAATCACTGCGTCCGAAATTGAAAATCCCTGAAAACGGGGATTTTTTCGTTTTGCTTCCACGGATTCCGCGGGCTCCAGCCGTGGGCACCCCTGCCCGACTGTAAGGCCAGCGAGCCGCACGCCGTTGCACAACCTTTCATTTTCTTTCACAGCGTGCAATTGCCACCGGCCTGCGCGAGCCCAGAAACGGCGCGGCCCGCAGCTTGGTTTGCACCACCCGGCTGGTTTGCACGATTTCACGACGAAAAGCGCGTCGGCGGGAGGGGGATAAGTGATTTTCCTTGCCGATATTTTTTCTGAATGACGCTTTGGCCGCGCCACCACTCCCACAGGGAACCTGGACCTACCAACGCTGATCAGTCGCCTGTAACGAACCTGAAGCGAGGATAGGGCCAAGGCGCATAACAAAATCAGGTGGACAAACGAGAAAGCATTTGCCATGCAGATTTATTATTGAGAGAATATATTGGGTTATTTTAAGCCCAATAGGTTCAAAGAAAGGCGCTTTTTTTCTGGCTTTTCTGTTTTTACCTGCGGCATTTTTTCTAACGCTTTTTTCTCGCGCTTCTGCTAGTAAGCATAAACGGGCCTCGCAATGGGCTCGCGGTGGCCGACCTATCCCAGGCCTGCCTCCTACATTAAGCAGATGCAGAAGGAAAATATGGAAGTTATAAGCAATTCTGAAAAGTTGTTCTTTAATACTATAAAGATCACAACTGTGGATACCTTGGGGCAGGCAGGCACTGGGACTGGATTTCTATTTCAGTTCACCCGCAATGGCGGGGACTTGCCGCTCATCGTAACGAATAAACACGTTATCGAAAACACGGTGAGCGCGCAGCTTACGGTGCATCGCGGAGCAGATGGAATTGCACAACTTGGGCAAGCCAGTACTATCGAGGTGCCTCCCAACATCTGGTCTAAAATGTGGATCGGACATCCGGACCCAGACGTAGACATAGCTGTTGCTGCTTTTGGACCAATCTACAATATGCTGCAGGAGAATGGGCTATCACCATTCGTGTGTATGATTTTAGAGGAAGAACTCCCCACCGAAGAGCAACTTAAAGAACTGGATGCTTTAGAAGAAGTTGTATTCGTGGGATACCCCAATGGTGTATGGGATAGAGTAAATGCCCTGCCTGTGCTGAGGAGGGGCACTACCGCGACTCCGCTACAGGTCGATTTTGAAAATTCGCCGCGTTTTATCATCGACGCATCTGTGTTTGGAGGTTCAAGCGGAAGCCCTGTGTTCATCTCGAATAGCGGTGGATTTGCAACTAAAGACGGTGGCTATGCGATCGGAACCAGATTTTATTTCATCGGTGTGATCGCAGCCGTGTTCTATCGAACGCAACTCAACGAGATAGTTACAAGAGCAATCCCTACAGCGGTTACTCCTGTTGCGGTCCAACAAGAAATGATCGACTTAGGGATTGTATTCAAAGCAAGAACAGTGGTGGAAACTGCTAATCATTGGCTTAATTATGCAGTTCAGATAGGGATTGTCCCAGCGCTGCCGGCTGGTGAAGAGGCTTAATATTGATTGAATAGATAAACCCCGCACTAGGCGGGGTTTATCTATTATGGCGGCCTGATTAGGTTGAACTATGTGGCGTCCTCGATAGCGCTCAAGCGGGTATCGAGGGCTGCGCATACCGATCTCAGGTAGGCGATATCGAACACCAGGCACTGCTCATAACGCAAGCCAAGACGTGTACCGTCCTCGATCAACACCTCAACCTCCTCATCGTACTCCTCCATCACCGGGACGCTCGCATAGCGCAAATGCCCCGCGTGATCGCGCACTTCGTACCCTTGCTCATCGACAACGGCGACGAGCTCATTCACCAGGTGCTCGACATCCTCGACTATCGAGAGCAGCGTGGGAACACCGTTCCGGATCTCAATGATTTCCCGAACCTCGGTAACCAGCTCCACCTTCTGGCGCTGGGCGCGGCGTGTCTGGACTTCTGTTCTGTAGTTGATGTCTTCGCACCACAGTGCGTAACGGCAAGGGTCCAGTCCGTGATCAATGAACGCCTGCTGTACCTCCTGGGCGACATATCCCGCGTGGAGCCGTGCTGCGTCCTCGCCCTTTTCCGCAACCATGTCCAGCATCTGGTAGATCTTCGGCTGGATGCTGCCCCAGGCGGCAAGTTCCTGGGCGCTCAGCAGACCTCGAAGTTTCTTCAAGAGGGCGTCGGAACTAACGGTCGGAGCGACCGTAAAGAACGAGTTGTTAACCCTTCTAATTGCCGATCCGATATTGGGCTTCCCGTCAGTTCCAGGAACCCACGACCCCGCTGCAGTAACCTGCCACTCGATCTCAGTGCCATGCCGTAAGTTGATCTCATACCCCGGCGTTGCGTTGATAAATGCGGCAGCTGCCCCGAAGTTCAGCTGGGCAGCCGCTGCTAGTGAAATCGTCCCGCTATGAGCAACCGTCACTTTCGTGACGTTGTTCGAGTCCTGGAAGTACGCCGAACGCGATGGTGCCAGGCGAATCCGTACGTCCTGGGTGTCCAGGGCCTGAACATCCAGGTGGTCACTGTCCGGCATTTGAAGATCCGGATATTGCAGGCGGCGTGGCTTGAAGAAGCCAACACTGGAGCTGAATTTGCTTCCTGCGGTCCTGGCCACATAAGGGAACAGGTCGACATACGGTGCACTGTGATGCTGGTAGAGCGACAGTGAGGTATCACCGGAGGCGGTGGCCAGTGGGTTGCTGATGTCCTGCGGAGACGCAATGATGCGACCGCCATGGACCGGGGAGAACGGCCCGCCCGGCACCAACCTGAAGTCGTTAGCCTCCCATTGGTTCTGCGACATGCGAATGTCGTCACAGGCGTGGAAGTGTGCAATCACGTCCTCGCGGGTTTGCATGTAGTTCCGGGCAAACCATGGCTGTCGCATCGTGCCGCTGATCTCAAGCGCATTGGAAATGCCCAGACCAATCAGCGGGTTGGACGCAAGCAGCATGCTGCTGTGGTCCAGACCAGTGATAATGTTGCCTGTGACCGACATCCCGCCAAGTCCCGACCCAGAGCTAATCCGAATCGGGCCGTTGCCAAGGGCTGCAGCAACGGGGCTTGGTGACACGCCGTTGAATCGCAGCACGGTGCCGTTGGGGGTTCCCGCAACTTTGCTGGTAGAGGTGTAGTTGAAGTTACCCTTCGGCGTATTGATTGACCCCGAATTTCGATACGGATGGTTGTCTGCCCACGGCACGTCAATCGTGGTGTCAGTAGTGGCGACCACTTTGGATTGATCACCACCGCGAATTGCCAGGCCCGATTGAATGACGTTGTTTGTGATCCGGGTAAAGAAGTTTTTACCTTGGACGCCTGGGCGAGAGGCGCAGCCTTGAAGAACGCCCTTGATTCGCCAGTACCCAACTATCTGGTTGCTTTCGAGAGTGAAGAAAGGCGCGTTATCAATGAAAACGCCAACATCCCATTCGTCACCAAGCCCAGTACGCATGACATCGTTGTAGCCGTCGATCCCGTCATAGCTTGGGTGAATGCGAATCCCCCGGATACCCGCATTTTGGGCACCTGGTTTCACATAGATGCCGCAGGAAAACTTCCGCAGGGTCGACTCAACCCCGTCAGACGCATCGTTGTTGTGGAAACTGGTGAGGGCGTACTTGGTATCGAGAGCATTAACCGAATCCGGGTTATCCAGAACACCACCCGCGGTGCGCATGTCGGTAACCCCGTACAGGGTCCGTGTTTTCGCACCGGTGCCGTAGAAAATGAAGTGAACGCCGCGGTCGTTCGTTTTGGGGATGCTGGGGTCGAGGTGTTCCCAGGCATCGCCAGCGCCTCTTGCGGTGAGCCACATACCGGAATCCATCGGCAGTAACTCATCACTCATCCAGTACCGACCATCGTTGAAAGTCACTTCTTCGCCGGTCAACTGCGCCGCATAAGCCGCTGCCCAGTCCAGTGACTGCGTCAGGGAGGTCACAAAGGGGTACTGTGCTTGGGCTTCTTCAAGCGTGTCGAAATTTTCATGGAGCGTGTGAATGCGGTTGTCGCCGATGGCGCCAAAGTCCTTGGCGTTCACGATATCGGCCAGCTTCGCCTTCGATGTCCGCTCCACCGAACCCACATCGTCCCGCTGGAACTTGCCGGCCTCGGCCACGACCGACTCGGCCCTGTCTGCCTCGCAGTGGGCACGATCTGCCTCTGCATTGGCGTCAGCAATAGAGTCCGAAACATCTGTCAGCTGAACAGGGATTCGATTCCGTCGATTGCCCTTTACGACATGGAGCTCATACAGGCCGTTCGGCGCTGAAAACTGGATGAGACCGTCATCGTTCGCGGAAAACGGATTGGAAAGTGCCTGCCCGGTCACGCCTACAAGACCGGAAATCAAATTTTCGGTGCCGCGCTCGAACAAGTAACAGGTTGCATTGCTCAGGACGTTGCCTTGGTCATCCTGGGCGAAGAAGTTCTTGAGTTCCATAAATGACCCTTAAGCGGTAATGGGTTTGAGCTGCAGAGCCAGCGCCGCCGCGCTGGCAGCTTTGGCCGTGAACTGGGAGGCATCGCCGGAGGTGGGCGCTGGCCCGGGAACGTGTGTGTGGCTGGCCAACTGAGTAGCCAGCTGCTGGACCAGGTCGATCAGGTCGCACAGCACCTGGAGCGCGTTTACGTTTTCTGAACCGATCCAGGTAGTGGCCGCGATACTGCGGCGCCCGGCCTGAATGCGCTCCAGGAGGTCGCCGCCCACTGCCAGGTTAAGCTTCTGGCCCACCACCTGGTTGAGGTCGCGCCCCGTGGACAGGCCGAGGTCATCGACTGCGGCCAGGGAGACGGTGCCGGCGGACAGCAGCTTGAGTGCGCCCATGGCCTCGATCGTCTTAATGCCCCCCACCGACTCGGTCGAATGGTCGTCCACGGTGCGGTTGTCGCTTTGGTACTGCTCGGCGTTGGCTAGGCTTTCCACCACCCGCTCAGTGGACTTGTCGCGGATCCGGCCATCCGTCTGCCGGGTCCAATCGCCGTTGGCCTCTACCCGCTGCTGTGCGGCTTCGCTGTGCTGCCACACCTGGTCACCTTTAGGCAGCCTGGGCAGGGACAGCCCGTGCGGCAGGATGCACTGGATAAATGGCTTATGCGGAAGGCCCTGGGCGAACGATACGACGACCTTGGTGCCTTCCTCGGGGATGCTGTAGAACCCCATTTCGTCGCCACCAGTCGGTACCGGTACCGGCACGCCGGCCAGGAGCGGCATGCTCTCATCCGGTTCGTTGTTTTCGTCCAGGACCTGCAGGTCCACGGCAAAGCGCGGACGAAACTCGTCGCAGATGCCGGCACCGGCCGGCGCGTCGGCCACGCCGACCACCTCGGCGAAGCGCGGCAGATGGTAGCCACCGCTCAGCTCGGGAAACATGCGCTCTACGCAGCGCCGGATTGCGTCTTCCATTTGATCGCCATTTCGGTACCGGCGAGTGCCACCGAGGTGACCCGCTCGCCCTGGTTGATGGTTGCACCAGGACGCAGCCCGGGAAGGGCCGCGATCACGGCGCTCTGGTTGCCCTGGTAGTTGTTGAACAGCTGGACCGGCAGCTGCAGTGGGGAGCGATCGCCGAAGAAGCTGTGCGCCCAGCTACCGACGAACACTTCGCCATCACCTTGCTGCTGCCAGATCAGATCGGCGATGGAGAAAACCCGGGCCAGGCTGTCCATGGCTTGGTAACCGGACGCCAGGCTGTAGAAGTACGGTGCCTTGGTCGTGGCGTAGGCCTGCGAGGGCACACGGAAGCGCAAACCGGTCTCGTCGCTGATGGCTTCCAGCACAGTGCGCAGGTCGGCGTGACGCAGGTTAAGCGGCAGTGGCTTGGCCAAGATTGCCGCCAGTTCGCGGCAGTACAGCACCTGCTCCAGCTGGTTTACGGCGGTGCTGCGCTCCACATAGCCGATGAAGTGGCGCTGCAACGTCGCCTCGTTGTAGCCAATGTCGAGCGTGACCAGGCCAGACACCGATGCGTCGGCCTTGACGGTGAACTGAGCCCGCCCAGGGGTGGCAAGGTCCAGGCGCACATCATCTTTGACCAGGACGTGCTCGATGCCGGCGATGCGCAAAACTTTATGGAGCTTCACGATCTGCTCCCCAGGTAGTCATCGAGCTTTTTCAGGGTTGCCTCAAAGCCGGTCAGCTCCTGCCCTCCACTGCTCCCGCCGGCACCGGAACCATTGCTGCCGCCACTGACCGCCTGCCCGGGCGCGCTCTGGGTACCGACTGCGTTGGCAGCACGGCGCTTTTCCACACGTTCTGGGTTCGACAGCTTCTCGGTCAGGGTGAATTGGATTCGCCAGCCGCGCAGCGTGTCGTCTTCGCGAGCGCTGACGCCGTCCGAGAACTGGACCTGGCGCATGCCGATCGCAGTGGCCGTGTCGTTGACGATCCGGTACGTTTTGAGCTGGCCACCGCTCTCGGTGGCTTCGGCCAAGCGCATGAGCGTGCGCAGGTCCTCGGCGTCAATGAAGCGGATCAGCAAGGTGACGGTCAGTGTCTTGGGCTTGAAACCCTTGTGCGCGGTGTCGGTGTTGCTGGTCTGCCCCGACATGTCACCGCTTTCGATGCGCAGGTCGCCGGTGACCTTCATACCCCGCCCTCGAATGTGTTCCCCATCCAGTAGCAGTGTCATAGGCCCACCAGTTCGCGAACGAAGCTCAGGCCCTTGAGCGATCCCACCAGCATCACGCCTGCGGACAGCGGCCATTCGTGACCTGGCGCATCGCCGGCCAGCAGTTCGCGGCGCAGATCAGCGGCATTGCCTGGGCCGAGCAGACGGGCGGTGATGGTGACTTCCGCCGGCACGTCGTCGAACATGGACTTGAGGCTGGCTAGCTCCTGGTCTTTCGCCGCTGCGCGCTGAGCCTTGCGGCTGGCCAGCGCCTGCAGATCAGCCAAGGGTGAGCTGGGCGCGAAACTCTCCAGCGCGGCCAACTGCCCCGACATCGCCTGGCTGGCGGCGCGGGTGATAGTCGATTGCTCCAGAGGAAGCGCGCCCCAGCGTGGCAATGCGCCGGCGCTCGGCAGCTCCCATTTGGCGGTTTCCAGCTCGGACAACCGGGCTGCGCGGTTCTGCGCCCGCTTGAGGTCAGGCAGCGGCAAAACAGCATTGAAGCGGCTGAGCGTGGTGGCAAAGTGGTCGTAGCGGGTACCGACGAACATCACGACCAGCGCATACTGATCGCCACCGGGGCGGTTGGAGTCGGTCCCGTCCACGAGTTTGCTGCCCAGATGGCGGAGCAGGTTCGGCGCCGACAGATACCGCTGCAGTCCCCGGCCTTGGCCAACTCCACTCTGAAATGGCGTGACGACCAAGGTAGCGGGCACTTCTCCCAGGGCCTCACTCAGGGCCGCACGCCCAGCAGTGACTGCAGCAGCTGCAGCTGCACCAACGGGACCTGGGTCAGTCGTGGCCAGGCCCTGCAGCGCGGCGAGACGATCACCAGCGCCGGATAGCTCGGCACTGGCCATGCTCTTTGCCGCATCGAGGCCGGAAAGCCAGCTGGTCGCGTTGCTCGGCCAGCGCATAGTTACAGGGTTCCAGCTCATACCAGATTGCCAATGTGCTGTGCGGGGATGGTTCGCATGGCTGGGCCTCAGTATTTGATGAAGGCGTTGAACGCGATGTTTTGGGGGCGCGTTTCGCTGCCGCCGGTGGCGTTAACTGTGATCGGGTGGGCGTGATCGGACACGCCGGTCACGGTGATGGTGTGGGAGTGCTGGCCGGCCGAGCTGGTGGTCGAATAGGCAACGATCCCTGTTGTGAGGTCATCGCCTGACGTCAGGACCTCGCCTGTTGCGACCACACCGTTAACTTCGCCTTCCTTGACCTGGTGGGTGTGCTCGCCACGCACGTCACTGCTGGCTTGGTGGGTGTGGGCGCCTGCAGCGCCAGATGTGGCGCTGTGGCTGTGAGAGCGGGTTTCTTCACCCTGAACGCTGCCCAGCGCCCGTCCGGCATCGGTGATCGCGCCGTCGGAAAGGGCGCGGAAGAACAGGCCTCGGGCATCAGGAAGGTTGAAGGTGCTCACGCCATTCCCTGCCCCGTGGCGGGTGCCAATCTTTGCAAACAACCTGGCGTACTCGGTGCGGGACACGGCAGCGCCATTCGCCCGTAACCAACCATTGGGTGGGGCTGGGAGGTCAAAGAAGGCTACTTGCGCCACCAAGCTGTCTTCAACCATCGCAAGCGCCGCTTTGAGTGCTTTGGTCGTGGCTAGGATGTCGCTGCTGTCGCTGTTCGGGTCGTCACTCTTGGCGTTAGGCAGATTCCCCAGGTCCACGTCTTCCTTCGTCGTTGCGCGCGCGCGCAGATCCGGGTAGTCGCCAACCTTGGCGGCAAAGTGGTTCATCAGGCTTGAAGTAATGGGCTGCCACTGACGCAGATCGGTCACGACGCCAGCGGCGTCCACGCTGGCCAGCTCCACCAGGTAGTGCTGAGTGCCGTCACCGTCCTGGTAGTCAGCCTTGGCGGCACCGAAAACCACGATCCACTGCGCGAACACGTCACTGCCTTGACGACGTTGCGCCACGTCCAGCCAGGCCTTCGCGGGTAGCGCGGGCAGCTGGACCAGGGTCGGCTCATCGAGCGAAACCCGCACGCCTTCCACATACAGCGTGCCTGGCTTGAGCTGGTAAAGCCCGAAGCTGTTTCGCTCCAGATGCAGGCCTGTGTCCCAGAAGCACACGCGACCATAGACGTCGCGGTTGCTCAGGCGCTCGCGTCGATCGATGCCCGCCAGGCGCACGGTAAAATCATGCTGCCAGGTGCTCGCGTCCACGGTGATGCCGGTGAGTTCCTGGGCACCGTCATACTCCACCAGGAAGTTGCGGGTCAGGTTGTTACCGATCTGCAGCGGCGGGATGTTCTTGCGCTTCTGCTGCAAAGGGACATAGGCCACGGCGAGCAGCACGTCTTCCTGCGTGACGAGACCAATCCAGTTGAAATCCCAGTCACCCACATCGGAGTTGACCACCACGCTGTAGATCACCTGGTTCGGGTTCACATAGCCAGAACGGTCAACAGCCGTGGTGTACACCACCTGGTCCGCAGGTGGCGTGCTGGCTGAGCGGTCTACCGGCGCCGCTGGGTCCAGCCCGGGCACGTAGGCAAACACGAAGTTGGCCACGTTGAGGATCTGTTTGTTTGCCTGCTTCTGCGCGATCAGCGACTGGCCGGCGAGGGTAATGCTTGCTCCCATGTGGGCTCCTATGGGTTCTCGATGGTCACGAAGGCCAGTTCGTTGATCACGACCAGTCGCTCGGCCCTGTCGTCTAAAGTGGCGTGCAGCGTTTCTTGGTCGTCGTGGAAGTGAGCGAGACGCATCCCCAGGGTCACCGGCGTGATCGTGGCGAACTCATAGCGACGGCAGGTGCGGCCGTACTGCTGCATCAGCACGCGGAGCAGCACCGGGTTGGCACTTAGCTGACTGTCGGTCAGGTACAGCCGGACAACGTCCCAGTTGACGCTGTCAAAGCGCTCCTCGATGTCGACGTAGCCCACGCCTAACCGCTGGAAAATCCGCACGGTGCCAGCACTGCTGCCGGCATCTACTGCGTTGATGAAGGCGTACTTCACCCTTTTCCGGTAAAGGCTTTCCGGCTCGCCCTGGAAGCGCTGGATGTCGCGCTGCCAAGCCAACAGATCGAGCACGGTCAGATGGCAGGTCTCTGCATCGAGCTGCAGCAAGGGCCAGTTCATCCAGGTCTCTACCCGGGCCCACCAGGCCTGCGCGGCGTCACGGAGCTTGGAAAGCTCCACGCCTTCCAGCCAGAAAGGGAGTTTCAGCTTAAGCACCGAGCACCACCTGGACGGCATCGAGCCGTGGGATGGTCAGCTGAGAGATGATGTCGACGTTGTCGAACCTCAGCGACTCGATGCCCGCGAAGGTCTCGTGCAGCTCCTCGGCCAGGCGGCTGAACGAGAAACGTGCCTGCGGGTACGTCAGGGTGGGCTGGTAGTCGCTGGCCGTGCTCTCGCGGAATGCGGCCCGGATAAACAGCTCGATGTCATTCAGCAAGGCTTCTTCGCGCTCGGCACCGACCTGGGCTTGAGGCCAGACCGTCACGCGCACGGTGTGCTGGGTGGCCGGCATCTCTTGCACCAGGAGGTCGTCGCCATGCCCATGGTTGCCCTGGTCGCGGATGTAGCTGTTGATCGTCTCCAGGTAGCTGTCTGCCGGGGAGCCTGCTTCGAACAGCACAAAGGCATTGGCGCTGCCGGGCCCGCGTGGTGCGTTGTGCTCGAAGTACACGCCATCGGGCTGTACGCCCGGAAAAGCCGCGATCATGGCTCGATACACGGCATCGGTGTGCCACTGGTTTACCGCGCTGAACTGGTTGCGTGTGCGCAGGCGCAGATCGTCGTCGTGCTCCTCGTCCGCGCCCGGCTGACTCAGCCAGCCATCGGCGTTGACCACCTGGATAACCCCGGGAATCGGCTCGGGCAGGATTGAGTAGTAACCCGGGGCGAGGTTGTAGCCGCTGCCAGCCTCGATCGCCTCGACCGGGACCAGTACTTGGGAATCGCCATCCTGGAACTGGGCGATGGCGGTGGTGACCAGGACATAGACGTTGCCGTTGATGGACACCGACTGCACGCGCAGGCCGGCAGGGATCTCCAGCATGCCGGCAACGCCACTGCGAGTGAACAGCAGTTGTCCGGCCGCTTTTGTGGAGGCTTTGCGGGTCACATCGACCGCCCAGGCCAGCATATCCAGCCAGGTGCCGGTTGCCGTCTTGACGAAAAAGTTCGGCAGCACGGTGTCAACGATGAACTCGATCAGCCACATGACCGGCTTGGTGACCAATGCCGTCACCACGCGCCAGAACGGCGACCAGGCGCTGGTGTTGCTCAGCTTGCTGCCCTGGGCGGCCACCTCTTTCTCCCAGGCGGCGCGCAGGCCTGCCTCGGTCGTCGGTACGCCGGCGTCCTGCAGGGCTTTCTTGAAGTCGACGTCACTCACAGGACTACCTCGGTGGTTCCAAATGCAACAGTGGTGGCAGCGATGCGGTACTGGCCGCTGCCGATCTCAGTGATTTGCACCGTTCCCGGTACCAGGCGCTCGTCTTCCTCCACCAGTAATTCCAACTGCTTGATGCAGTCAGTACGGCGGAAACGGTCACGCTCAGCCATCAACGTCACCAGCAGGCCGCTGTCGCGAATCATGTGGCCGATGTCCTGGGCAATACTGGCGCGGTCTTCGACCAGTAACGGTTGGTTCGAAGGATCCAGGGTCAGGTCGTTGTCAGTGATCAGCAGGTCGATATAAATGCCCATCAGCCCACCGCCATGCTCATCGCGTTCTCGATCTCCAGCGCGTTGATCTCCTTGCTGGTGGTGATGCTCATGTGCTCAACGTGCAGTTTCTTGCCCTGGTCGTTGTTGGTGGTGGTGTTCTGGATCGAGCGCAGCAGACCGCCCGGCGGTACCGCCGTTGGGCCCTTCGGGCTGATGCTTGCGCTGGACTGGTTCAGGTTCTGGCGGGCCTGCTCTGCCTGGACGTCAGGGATCTGTGGAAGCTTCGGCAGGTCGGCGAACACGGTGTCGATCTCAACGCCGGGGATCTTGTTGAGCATCCCGATCAGGCTGTTGATGGAGTCCTTGAAGATGGACACGATCCCGCTCCAGGCGGTGCTGGCCATGCCACTCCAGCCGCCGATCGAGCCAAACCAGTCGGAAAGGCTCTGCAACTGGGCGCTGATCCACTGGAAGGCCGCAGTGTTCATCAGGGCGCCGGTCCACTGGTCCCAGTAGACGATTGCGGCCGCCACTGCCACGCCCAGGGCGACGATGCCGGCAACGATCAGCAGAACCGGGTTGGCAGTCATTGCGGCGTTAACCAACCAGATCGCTCCCTGCCACAGCAGCATCCCGCCCCGCACCAAGCCCATCCAGGTGTACATGAGCACCATTCCCGCCACGAAGCCGGTGATCATCACGGTGTGGTAGAGGAACATTGCGATCGAGCGGTAGCCCGTCCAGGTCAGGATCTTCCAGACGACGACCAAGCCCAGCCAGACCATCCGTCCCATGCCGACGACCAAGGTCAGGGCCGACATGGCTGTGATGATGCCCAGCACGGCCAGCGTGGCGATGCCGAGCGCCTTGGTGATGTTCGGGAACAGTTGGGTCCAGCGGGTCAGCGTCTGGCCGATGCCGACCAGCTTATTCATGAGCGGGGTCAGCATAGGAATCAGCGCCTGGCCGAACGCGACACGCAGGGCCTGGACCGCTGCGCCGAATTGCTCCCACGGGTCGACCATGGCCTGGGCCATCTTCTCGGCGTTCTCAAGCCCGCGAACCTTGCCCAGCTCCGCGATGCCGTTTCGCAGCCGATCGGTGTCCATGGCCAGCGCGCCGATCACCTGCGCGCCCTCCCCGCCAAATGCCTCGACCAGCTTGGCATTGCCGGCGGCGTTCTTCAGGTCGCCGAACTTGCCCTGCAGTTTGCCGAGGATGTCGACCATCGGCAGGACCTTGCCGGTGGCGTCGGTGAACTTGATACCCAGCTTGTCCGAGGCGTTGCCGATGTTCTCGAAAAACGCCTTGTACCGACCGCCCGCGTCGCCGCCTTCCATGGTGCTGCTGAGTGTGCCGATCACCGCCATCTGCTCGGCGAAGCTGACGCCCGAGGCCGTTGCGATCGCGCCCGCTTCCTTGAAAGCATCTTTCAGCTGCGCGCCGTCCGTGCGGAACAGCTTCACGGCAAGGGCCGTCTGGCTGGTCAGCTGCTCAACCCACTGCACCCGCCCAACCTTGTCGGCTTCGGACTTGAACAGGTTGTACATGCTGCCCAGGTACTGGCTGGTCGTTTCGGTGTCGGCCTTGGTGGCCTTTGCCAGCACGCTGCTGGCATTGGTAACGGTGGCCAGCTGGTTGCCGACCAGGCCCTGGATCGCGCCCTCGATCGACCGGGCTGAGGCAACAAAGTCCAAGGCACTGGCCCCGTATTGAACGGAGAACTCCAGCGCCTTGACGTTGAGCGAAGAAAGTGCGTCCTCGGCCGTGCCCATCGCCCGAACGTCGCCCAGGGCGCCGTTCAGCTCCCGCGCCGGATCCAGCAGCGCAGTGATGCCCTCGAACGACTCCCGCATCCCAACGAAGCCAGCACCCATGCGCACGATGTTCGCTGCGCCGGCGTCGGCCAGGTCGGTAATGGTGTTCTTGATCTTGCTCGCTGGGCCGGTGACCTTGTCGGTCAGGCTCAGGATGAAGGCCAAGCGGGCAGATTGATCAGCCATGGGGTCATCCGTTCAATGCGTGGGCAATGCCATTGGCGACGGCGATTTCGGTCCGTCGCCAATACTCGTCTTCCAGCCATTTCGCGGTACCGAGGTTCTCGATCGAGGGTTCGGTACCGGGAAGCCAGCGCTGATGCAGGGCACAGAGCTGGCCGAAGCTGTTTTCCGTCAGGCCGTCAGCGTGCTCGAGGACTTTTTTACGATCACGCCCAAGTCAGGGGCGTATTCCTCGACCAGGGCGCTGGCCAGGGTCATGGTGTAAACCGGGTTGGCCAGGAACGGCTTGAGGGAAGCCTTCTGTTCCTGCTTGACGGTGCTCATCAGCAGGTTATGGGCCGGCGCCACCTTGTTGGCCTGGGTGGTGCCGTTGAAGTACTTGGTGATGTCCTGGGGCGTCAGGGTGAAGTCGAACTCCTGCTCTTTGACTTCCAGGGTGATGGTGCGGTTGGCTTCGGTCATGGTGCGGTTCCAGTAGTGGTGGGTTGGGTGGTGCAGAAGCTGCGGACGTGGTCCTGCAGCCCCAGGATCATTTGCTTGCTGACGGCGAGCTGGTCGCGGAGGGTGAAATAATCCGGTCGAGCGTTTGCTGCGAGTTCGGGGGCGCCTGCATCAGCCACGCCGGTACCGGCGGGATCGGCGTGCACAGTGGCGGCGGGGCAACTGGCTTGGACGAACAGCCGCTGATCGCCAGTACCAACAGAAGTGCGCAGATCCTGGTTGGCCTTGAGGGCATTGCTCAGTTCCTCGGTGTGTTTGTTGTCGTTGGCCGCTGCCTGTGCCAGGCGCTCGGCGGTCTGATTGGCGATCCGGATGACGGCATCACGCTCGCTCAGCGCCTCATCGCGCTCCAATCGGGCGGCGTCGCGCTGCTGCAGCACGCTGTCGATCAGAAACCAGGTGCCTCCGGCGACGAGCAGGGCGGCCAGCACTTGCACGATCAGGAGGCGCATAACTTCGCCTCCGCCAGCCGACGTGCGTGCAGCCCAGGAACGAACACCTTGTTGCCCTTGGCGTCGGTCACAAACGCCCAGACCGGACGGCCATCAGCGCCCCAGGCCAGCGCCCGGCAGCCTTCGGCGATGCGGCCCGCGTTGATCAGGCCCACGGCCCGGCTCGCGCAGGTGCTAGGCTGGCCAAAGTTGTGCCCATGGCTCGACAGGGCGTCGAAGGTGTTCTGGCTGATCTTGTCGTTGGTCAGGCAGCTAGCTAGGACCAGCTGGCCCTTCTCGACCACCAGCTGCTCCACCTCGGCACAGCGCGCCGGCGACCAGTAATCGCCGACCACTACCGGGTAGGGGCTGGTGTGGCGGGTGATGCCCTTGCATACAGTCGGCAGGTCGCGGGCCAGCTGGTCGGCGTACACCACGTTCTGGCCCTCGCCTTCCCACTTGCCCAGGAACGCCATCAGCGTGCTGCTGCTCAGCACCAGAGCGATTGAGCCCGTCAGAATCTTGTTGCGCAGGCTCATGGCTTGATCTTCCAGTCGCGCAGCATTTGGCGGTACTTGGGTACCAGCAGAACGATCTGCAGCACCATGTAGAGCGCGGTCAGCATGTAGGCAACCGACGACCAGTCAACGGCGCCGGTAACCCCGGTTGCAGCCACCCCGATCGCGGGCGAGGCCTTGGCCAGGGCAACAACGGTGTCCTGCGCGGCTTGATTGGTGCTCATCGATGAGCCCCCTTCTCGAAAGTGGACTGGCAAGGAACGCAACGGGTCTTGCCGCCCAGGGCGCGGCGGGCCTCGGGGATCTCCCCGCCACAGTCTTCGCAGTGAATGAGGCTCGGCCCGCTCGAGCGCGTGCGGTCCAGGACGGCGCTAATCGCCTGGTCACGCTGACGCTGCTCAATGTCCTGGGCGCGATCGAACGGGCAAACCATCAGGTCAGGCCCTCGATTTCAGCCGCGGACAGGTATGGCACACCGTTGATCTTGATGAAGTCCGGGCTGGTGACGTCGTACGGCAGCTTGTGGGTAGTCTTCGCGCCGCCCTTCGGGTCGATGGCCAGCAGGCTAGACACGCGCAGCTTGCAGCCGAAGGCCTCAATCCGGCATTCCTCGTCACCGACTTTGCCGAAGAAGACGATGTCGAATGGCTCAAGCTCGCGGAAACTGCCCGCGGCCTTGGCCTGGGCAACGATCAGGTTGAAATTGGTGCTATCCACCTCGATCTCGCCCGCAGCCGATACGTCACCGTCGACCCAACCGTTCGGCACACCCTTGCTCTGGGCCACCGCGCTGTTGTCGGTGACATCCAGCGAAGCCGCCTCGACATGGAGCAGGCTGTCACCCAGGTTCACGTCAAAGTTCTTGCCGCTAAGTTTTGCTGACATGGGTTACTCCGAGTCGTCGTTGGAAAGATCCAGCGCGATGTTCGCGGTGATGTCTTTCGGGCAGTTGAGGGGGCGCAGGGTCAGATAGGCCACGACTGCGGTCTTGCTGAGCCAGTTGATGACGATGTCGCCATCCTTGGGCTGGGTGATTTCACCGGGGAACACCTGGTCGCCCACGGTGGTGGACTTGGCCATCGCACGCAGCGGCGCCATCAGGGAGGTGATGTTCTTGGCCATGCTGTTGGCCGAGTTGTTCAGGCGCCGATCGGCGATGCGCTGAATCAACAGGATCCGCACCCGGCGGGCTGCCTTGTCGACAACGCGCAGGTTCTCGATTACCTGGTAATCGCTGCCTGGTGCATCGAGCAGGTTGCCATCTCCCCAGAACACGCCCGGATAGTCCGCGTAGGTCTGCGGCACGGACAAGCGGGCAGCATCGAGCACCGCCAGGGTGGCCATCTGCAGCGGCACACCATCCTTGTCTACAGGGGTTTCACCCAGGCCAAGTACCGCGCCGGTGGCCACGCGCATCGGGCTATCGGCAATGCTGACGGCGGCGTTGGCCAGCCGGCCGGCCAGAACGCCGAGATTGCTGCCGTGCAGCTGCGGCACCACCATCACCCGAGGAGCTGACAGCGCGTCCGTGATCGCTTTCTGCTCGAGCTGGTATTCGCTCCAGGTCTGCGTGGGCAGGATGCCGGCCGTGGCGGCCATCACGAACAGGCGTCGCGCATAAGTGTTGCCGATAGCTACAGCCGCCTCATTCATGGCTGTCAGCTCTGCCCCCGTGGTCACAGGCTTGGTGATGACCACTGCCTCGACCGAGTAGCCGTTCTGCATGGCCTTGGTCAGGGCGTCCTGCCAGCTGCCATTGGCAGCCAAGGGCATAGCCAGGCAGGCCCAGCGATCGCCGCCGTTAAGTCGTGCAGCGTTGATCTGGGTTTTCAGGTCACTGGCCGGAACGCCCAGCTGAACGTCCAGGTCGCTGTCCTGGTTCAGGGCGAGGATCTGGCCGACATTCTTGGACGCCGGGCCGATGTAGAGGAAATAGCGCTCAACTTCGGTCACAGCGCCCTGGCCGAGGTTGAGGTTGTTGACGCTGACTTTGCCGAGTGCCATGTACGCCTCGTTAAACAGGTGAGTTGAGGATCTGGCGCAGCACCAGGTTCACCAGCTCGCTGGTTTCGCTGCTGCTCGCGCCCAGGAACTGGCGAGCCGGCAGGGAGATTTCCCAGCTCTGCGCGCCAGAGGTCGCTTGTCGTTCGGTGTCGAGGATCCGGATCAGCAGACCGGCCTTGGCGTAGTTCAGGTGCTCCTGGATCCAGGCGACTGACGCCCGGGTGGCGGCCTTCTTGCCAGGCAGACGGACCTTGAACCCCAACTGACGCAGGCGCTTGGCCTGCTTTTGGGTGGCCGCGGTACCGGGGGGAACCTTGTTCCACTGACGCATTTGAGCCGCTGTGCGCCGCTCGGATACGCCGTTGTGCTGCTGCGAGGCAACCCAGCGGGTAAGCGCGTTCCGCCATCCCAGCTCGGCCTCATCGCCGCTCAACCGGGTGACCTCGAGGAGCTTGCCGAGGCCCGCTTCCATCTTCTTCTTGCCCTTGGTGCTGTCCTTGCGCGGGGCAAAAGGGGTGCCGTCCACGTTCTTCTGGTTGCGGATGCGCTGCCGGCTCAACGTACGCACGCGCTTGCTGACGTTGTTCAGCAGGCGTTTGCGCTTGGCCAGCGGCAGGTCCAGGAGGGCAAGCAGGTTCTCGGCCTCGAGCATGCCGCGCACGTCCAGGGCGAGGTCGTTAGGCGCCATCAGCGCTTACCTCCCCGTCCTCGGCCACCCAGAGGTCGTAAGGGGCAAGGGCCCAGGTCCTGCTCAGCACCTCGAACTCGCCGTCCGGATCCTCGACCAGGTGCTGGGGCTCGATGAATTGAACCTTGATGTCCACATCGGCCAGGTCGTTGTCGAGCATGGTTACCTCGAAGGTCACGCTCGGCAGGTCCTCGCGGTCCGGGTCGTTCTCCTCGAGCCAACTGCCAACCAACGCGAACAGGCGTACCGGCTGGTCGGCGAAGCGCTCGATGGCGATGGTTGCGGTGTACTGCATGTCGCCCATGTGCATGCCCTGCTCGCCCGGCTTCCACACGAGTTCCATCTGCACCTGGTCGGTCCAGCTGTCGAGCTGCTCAGGCAGCACCAGCTGACGCTCGATCAGGTAGCGGGTCAGTGCCTGCAGCTTGATCACAGGAGCACCGCCGTGATGCGGCCGCGGCCCTGCAGGGTACGGATGGCCTGCTGGCTGTAGGACAGGAAGGTTTCGGTACGCTCGGGCGCTTCCTTGCCAAGGTTCTCCGCTACCTCCCGGCGGTTGATGGTCGCGAAGTCGTTGAGGGCGGTGGCCTTGGCACGGCAGTACACGGCGCGCTTGTACAGATCGACCTTCGAGGCATAGCCCCAGCCTTGGACGGTCATGGGGTCAGCCGCGGCTTCCAGGTTCGATACGCCGGCATCCCGAATGGCACGCTCGACCCGAGCAAGGTCGGTATTCACCTCGCTCATGGCCACAACAAGTTGAGTGGTCAGCGTTTCGCTCAGGTATTCACCGGGCAGGCGGTAAGCCTTCTGGTACTCACCCAGGGAGAGGTCCGGCCAGAAGCCGTTGTTCTCGATGGTCTGGTCCACCACGGTTGTTGGCTTACCTGAAAAGCTCATCGCTGGCCACTCGAATAGGGCAGGTTGCTGCTGCGGGAAGGTCGGGGTCATGAATGACTCGGCCTTGCCGTAGCAACTCCCTGCGGGGGGGAAGACGTTTACTCGGTGTCGGTGCTTTCGCCGGCCGGGCCCTGCTCGGCCGAGGCCTGCAGAACTTCGTCGAGGCGGGTTGCAATCTTGGCGGTCGACTGCCCACCTTCAGCGATCGCCTTGGCCAGCGCCTTGCGTGAGCCCGCCAGGCGTGTGCCTACGCCAATGCTTTCGTACAGAGACTCGGCTCGTTCGAAGTGCACGATGGCGGAAGCCCAATCCTTGCGATCCATTGCCAGCACGCCGAGCTGCTTGTGGTATCGAGCCGGAATGCGTTCGAACAGCTTCCACTCGCCATCCACCCGCGGCAGCAGGTTGCTGACGTAAGGCTCAGGGCTGCGACCGGCCTTGTATTCGGCCTCGGCCCACTCGATCAGCTCGTCCGCCACGAAGGTGGGGATGTCGCGGTTGAAGCGCTCCGGCAGCTCCTGCTCTTGGGACATAGCGAAGTCGGCCAACTCCAGTGCCTGCTCGAACTGCGTGGTGTCGAACAGCCAGACCAGGACGTACATCAGCACCTGATTGGGGAAGTTCAGGCCGGATTCGCGGTAGCGGCCGACATACTCCAGGTATTTGGGCAGCAGCTCGTCACGCTTGACCACTTGCCGCTGCTCGAGGCTGTTGAAGCCCGACAAGCGCTCGAGGTCGACCAGCAAGGCGTCCTCCATCAGCTTGTAGTGCTTCTGGGCGTTGGCCGGGCTGGTCAGCGCTGAAGCCGGCGAGTAAGCCAACGGTGCGGCACTGGCGGTAGCAGCTGCCGAGCCTTGTGCGAGGGTGCGCCGCTTGTGCGCCAGTGCCAGGCTCATCAGATCACCTCAACGTTTTCGGTCAGGGCGATCTTCTCCAGCTGCTCGATCACATAGCCTTCGTTACGGCTGTTGTAATCCTCGACGCGGGAGCGTTTCGGGTTGTCGATGGTCTGCTTCCGCCAGCTGCTGTCCTGGTAATAGATCGACAGGTTGTCGAAGCTGGTGACCAGCACCGCATTGACCGGGAAGTACGGCACGCTGAACGACGGCAAACCGCCATAGGTCGCGATCACCTGCTGGCTCTCGATGCGCTCTTTTTCGGTCGGCGTGCCGCCCTGACTGGAATACAGCTTGGCCTTGTCAGCGGCCAACAGGTCGCTACCGATGATGGCGATCAGATCACCACCGTCACGCACGCGCTCATCGATCATCTGCTTGGTGTCGTGCACCAGGGCGTCGAGGTTCGCATAGTCGCCGTTCACGCCCATGGTGACCTTGCCAGCCACAGCACCCTCTTTCAGTACCTGTGCCGGTACCAGATCTCGGGCCTGCTGCAGCCAACCCTTGTTGACGTCCTGGAGCAATGGGTACTGGGTGATGTCGGTCTGGACGGCAGCATGAGTACCATGGAAGCCAACCATGATGCGGTCCAAGGCGATCTGCTTCTGCACTGCGGCCGAGTACTTCTGGTGGAACTCAGGGAACTTCGCCCAGGCATCGATCTTCGCGTAGGACAAGCTGACATCCGACTCGGTCGACGATAGCTCGTAGGTGTCCTCGTCCAGCGCCGAGGCATCTTTCGCCTCTCGGTCGGTGGTTTTGGTGTTGGTGCGGCCGGTGACGGGGCCGGAGGTGCCTAGGAACACCTTCTGACCTTTGATCTCAGGCACACCGATCACGTTGATGCGCTGCAGGAAGTCAGCTTTCGCGGTGATCGCGTCGTTCAGCTCCTGCGCAATGGTCGGCTCGACGCTGAACATACGGGTTACCGCTTCCACACCGTAGGTTTCGGCCATCGCCATTTGCATCGCAGCGTACATCTGCGCGCCGTAGGTACTCAGGTTCTGGGCCATGTCAGAGGACTCGCTTCGGTTTTTCGGCGGTGACACCGGTGGTGCGGGGGATCGGGCGACCCTGTGGGTTGTTCACCAGCTGGCTGAACATGTTTTCGATGTTCGCCATGCTCTGGGCCAGCGCCTGGTTGGTCTGCTGCTGCGGTGCCGCAGGCGGTGCTTTCGGAGCTACCTTCGGACGGCGGCGGCTGAACTCGCGCTGTTCTTCGGCAGTGGCGACGATGTCATCAACAGCGGTTTCCACCGTCTCGATCGGCTCCTGGTCAGGCGCCGGTGCATCTTCGGCCGCAGGCTCGATCACTGCCTGAATGCCAGCGGCGACGATCAGAAGTTGCTGCAGCAGCGCACCAAGCGCTGTGGCGGTTGCTTCATCCATTGGGGGTTTACTCTCGGTAGGGTTGTCGGAAGGCGCCGCGCCCGCCGGCTCAGTGGCGAAACGCTTGAAGAACTTGGTCATGAGGGCGGCCAGCTTTCCGATTTCTGACTCGGTACCGGCCTTGTCCAGGGGACCCAGCTCGACAGGCGCGCAGAAGTGCGCGGCCTTGCTCGTGCGGCTGGAGAAATACAGTTCTTGAGTGCCCAGGCTGGCCGGGGAGTCGGTGACCGCCATGCCGGTCAGGTAGTACTTGCCGGTGTTGGCAAAGTTCGGAGTGATCTCGACGCTGGTGAACAGCTTCTCGCCCTGGTCGTTCAGGAACAGCAGCTTGTCGTTGGGCTTGAGCTGCGCCTCGAGGGCGACCTGACCAGGCTGAAGATCCTCCGCATCTTCGACCAAACGGAGGGAATAGACGGTGCCAAACGACCCGGACCAGCGCTCATGCTCGCACCAGATCACCGCGGTGTAGGTGGCAGTCTTGTAAGTTTCGGCAGCGTCACGCAGTTCCTGGGGAAGGATTTCTCGCCCATCGATAGTCGGGCCGCTGGTGGCAACGCGTTTCCAGTACGAAACAAGGGAACGGGGCATGGGAATCTGCTGGGTTGTGGCTTTGAGGCCCCCACCATATGAAGCCAGCCCGGTTGCAACAAACGGTTTAACTGCGCCCCTCTCCTATTTGCACGTTCTAGGATAATTTCGGAAATATACCGGGAGTTAGCCACCAAATCGGCGCTTAGACTGCGCCCCATGTACTACTCGAACGAAGTCAAAGAAGCCGCCAAACGTCTGTTCCTGCGCCGCTGCAAGGCGAAGGAAATCCAGGCGCAACTCGGGCTGCCTAACGTCCGGATCGTCTACTACTGGATCCGGCAGGGCTTATGGGAGGACATGCTCACCGACGAGGAGCCGCTGACGGCCGTCAGCCGTCGAATCACCCTGCTGTATGAAAAGCCCGGGGTATTAAGTGAGGCCGAGCAGAACGAGCTCGACCGGCTGATCACACAGCGCGAACGCCTGGCCAAACAATGCGCCAAACCGGCCGCTCCCGCGCCTCAAGCGGAGCCTATTGATAGTCAGGGCGGGGATCAGCCTCGCCGCGATCGGAACGAGCGCGGCCAGCGCAAACGTGGGGATCGTGGCGAGAAGAAACCCAAGCCGGCGAAGAATGACGTCACCGGCCTCACCGAGGTCGACTTCCTCGACAAGTTCATCAGCAAGATGTTCGGTTACCAGAAAGAGCTGTTCGCGGCCAAGCAAAACCCGCTGACAGCCCGGATCCGCAACATTCTCAAGTCTCGCCAGGTGGGCCTGACTTACTACTTTGCCGGCGAAGCCTTCATGGATGCCGTGCTCACCGGCGACAACCAGGTATTCCTGTCGGCCAGCCGGGCCCAGTCCGAGATCTTCCGCAGCTACATCATTTCGTTCGCCCAGGAATGGTTCGGCCTCGAGCTCACCGGGAACCCGATCGTGCTCAGCAAAGAGGGCAAGCCATGGGCCGAGCTGCGCTTCCTCAGCACCAACAGCAGCACCGCCCAGGGCCACCACGGGCACGTCTACGTTGACGAATACTTCTGGATCAAGGATTTCGAGAAGCTGAACAAAGTGGCGTCGGCCATGGCCACCCACAAGAAGTGGCGCAAAACCTATTTCTCGACGCCCAGCGCCGTTACGCACCAGGCCTACCCCTTCTGGACGGGCGAATCCTTCCGCAACCGCAAGAAGAAACGCGGCACGTCTGCGGTGGCGGAATGGCCAGCGGCAACGGCATACAGCGCCGGCGCGCTGTGCCCAGACGGGCAGTGGCGCAAAACGATCACGATCCTGGATGCGATCAACAGCGGGTGCGACCTGTTCGACCTCGAGCAGCTGCAGCTGGAGTACGACGACGATGCGTTCGAGCAGCTGTTCATGTGCAAATTCATCGACAGCTCGCAGGGCGCATTCCACCTGGCCGACCTGGAGCGCTGCTACAGCGATCTGTCCCTGTGGACAGATTACGACCCCGACGACAAGCGGCCCTTCGGCAACAGCCCGGTCTGGATTGGCTACGACCCCAGCCGCACCCGTGACGATGCAACGTGCGTGGTCATTGCCCCGCCGCTCGAGCAGGGCGCCAAGTTCAGGATCTTGGAGAAACACAGCTGGCGGGGCCAGTCGTTCAAGTACCAGGCCAACGAGGTCAAGAAACTCACCGAGCGGTTCAACGTCCAGCACATCGGCATCGATACCACCGGCATCGGCTACGGCGTGTTCGACCTGGTGCGCGACTTCTACCCGCGGGCTCAGCCGATCCACTACAGCCTCGAGACCAAAAACGCCCTGGTGCTCAAGGCCCAGGACACCATCCAGCACGCCCGTATCGAGTGGGATGCCGGCAGCAGCGATATCGCCCAGGCCTTCCTGACCATCAAGCGCGGCACCACTGCCAGCGGTCAGGTGACGTACAGCGCCTCGCGTACAGAAGCGACCGGCCATGCCGACATAGCGTGGGCAATCATGCACGCCCTGCACAACGAACCCCTCAACACCAACCGGCAGCGGCGCAGCCGCTACGTCACAAGCGGATCAGGAAACCATGCCTCAACATCACGTAGCCCAGCAGCAGCCCCGGCAGCCCGTGCGAGCCTTCACGTTCGGCGCGCCGGAAGCCGTCCTGACCAACAACATCGCCAACTACCTCGGGGTATTTCCCAGCGACGACGGCACCATTTACACACCACCGGCGTCTCGCGTTGGCCTGGCCAAGCTGCTGCAGGCCAACGCGCACCACGGCGCGATCCCGCCATTCAAGCGCAACCTGCTGCTGCGTGAGTTCATCCCTTCGCAAGGCTTCAGCTTGCAGGCCATGAGCCGATCGGCGCTGGACTTCATGGTGTTCGGTGAAACGTACCTGTTGCGCAAGCGCAGCATCTTCGGCCAGGTGCTGGAGCTCGAGCACCTGCCGGCGATCAACATGCGGGTCAAGGTGAACGGTGGATATGTGATGCTCATGCCCGATGGCGGCCGACTGGAGTTCGACCAGGACGAGGTTGAGCACATCTTCAACTACGACGTGCAACAGAACATCTACGGCATCCCCGACTACCTGGGCGGGCTTCAGGCGCTGCTGCTCAACGAAGCCGCCACCCTGTTCCGCCGACGCTACTACAACAACGGCGCCCACGTCGGGTACATCTTCTACTCCAATGACCCGAACATGAGCGAGAAGGACGAGGAGGAGCTGCAGGCCCAGATCTCCGGCAGTAAGGGTGTGGGTAACTTCCGCAGCATGTTCGTGAACATCCCGGGCGGCGCCGAGAAGGCCATCCAGATCATCCCGGTCGGAGACTTCCAGTCGAAGGACGATCTGGAGAAGGTCAAGAACATCACCCGCAATGACATCATCGCAGCGTGGCGCATGAACCCCGCGCTGGCCGGCATCATTCCGGAGAACAGTGGCGGTTTCGGTGACATCGAGAAGATCGACCGTGTCTACACCAACAACGAGATCAGACCCATTTGCCAGATGTTCAACCAGGTGAACGACACGCTACGCGAAGACAGGCGAATTAGCTGGAGAGAACCGGAAAACACCGACGAAACAACTGCATCCGGTAACGTATAGCAGGTGATATAACTGGAAAATGACGGCATAATGATGGCGCATCTGAACCCTGGGGAGGGACACCATGCGAGTCAACTGCACGACTTGTGGCCACAAAGGCCGGATCAGTTCGCGGGAAGAAGTAACCCGCGCCTACGCCAAGTTGTACTGCCAATGCCTGGACGCTAAGTGCGGCCATACGTGGGTATCGGAGCTCACGTTCTCACACACGCTGCGGCCATCCGCCCAGCAGCTGGACACGCTGATCCTGGACCGCTTCAAGAGCCTTCCAGCGGATAAGCAAAGGGAGTTGTTCGAACACATGAGCAGGCCTGCAGCCTGATAAGCACCGCCGACCGATTGGTCGGCGGTTTTGTTTGGATGACTCAGTATTCCGTGTCGTCCAGGTCATTGGCCAACTGCTCAATCAAGCGCCTCACCTGGTGACGCTCCTGCTCCCGCATCTGGCGAAACCGACCGATCAACCGACGTTCGTTTTCGCTCAGAGCGGACCATTGGAAGTCCACCAGATCCACGCAATCCTGCTCAGCTACTGCCAAATTCAACATTTGCTAACTCCTTGATATGCAAAGTGAATTTTCAGTTAACAGGGCAAAAGATCGCCTTTGAACGGAGGCGCGACGAGTGGATTACAGATTACTTGCTGGCATCGTTAAACATCGCTTTCAAGAAGCGACGCAGCGCCTGCTGATCCTGTTCGGGGATGCAGCGATAGCGCTCGATTATTTGAGCCTCATCGGAGCTCAGTCCGGTATCGACAGACCGTCTGCCAAAGAGAACGAATCCCACATCGACGCCCAAGGGAGCTATTCCCAGCAAATAAGCACTATCGGGATTCCTTACCCCGCGCTCATAGCTGCCTTGGGTGTTCCGATTGACTCCGCCCGCCTGGGCTAAATCCTCTTGACTCAGGTTCAACCGAACCCTTTCTTCGCGTAGCCGATCCCCGACCGATCCCTCAGGCGCTGATTCAGACGCACAATTTTTCAAGCATTCACCATTTACAAGACCAAATTTGCGTGCATAATCACCACCAACGAACACAAAACAACTCGTTGCAACAGGAGGCAACACACTATGCCCGCGCCAGTTACGCCGGAGCAAGCCCGCGCAGCGCTTGATCGAAAGGGGATGAGCATCGCGGAATTTAGTCGGATTCATGACCTGAACAAAAATTTGGTCAGCGACCTTCTCAACGGTCGTCGAAAAGGCCGCCGGGGGGAGGCACACCGTGCAGCGGTACTGCTAGGTATCAAAGACGGCGTGATCGAAGAATAAGGCCACTGGCCATTAGGGATGAACCAGAACATGAATCGCTCAGTTCTCAAGACAAGGAAAGCCGTGGTTAGCGCGATCATCCGCGCATACCCGGGTGGCCGGGCCCAAGCTGCTGCCCACCTCGGCCTCGAGCTCAAGAAGTTCGACAACCACGCCTACGAAAACAACAACGCCCGCCCGCTCAACGACCTGCAGCTCTGCCAGCTGGAGGCCACCGCGCGCACCACGTTCCTGCCCGAGTTCATCGCTTCGCTGTACGGCGGAATTTTCGTGAAGATCGCTGACGTCGAAGTGCTGGACAACGTCGAGCTCTACACCATGTCGATGGTCACCTCTGCCAGACGCGGAGCTGTAGACCTCGAGATTGCCAAGGCCCTGGCCGATGGCTCGATTTCCAGTGCCGAAGCGGAGGAGATCATACGTGCCCACGAAGCCCATATGTCCGCTCGCCATACTGAGGTCCTCTCAGCGATCGCGCTGCACCGGGCCCGTGCGGGGGTGGCAGCATGAGCGCCACGCATCCGGACTACCAGGACGTACTGAAATCCTCGGCAATGCACTACCTGCAACGCCACCAGGCCGAACACCTGAGCGGCGACGACCGCTTGTTCACTCGTGCTGTTGGCCACTTGGTCGCCGATCACAACGTTTCAGACCCAACTGCTGAAAAAGCCGTGCACCTCGCCATGACCGACCTTGGTCTGGGCGCAGCTGACCGCTCGCCCCCCCGCGCAGCGCGCATCTAACTAACCCCTTTGCCCTGCCCCGCTTTCCGTGGGTTTGGGTGAGCTGCGTCCTAAGTCGAGGTTTCGATGGATAACAAGATGGTGATCAAGGCGGAAATGAGCCCGGAGCAGGCCACCGCTCTGCTGGCTTTGCTCAAGTCTGAGTACCGCCAAGCGCTGACTGAGCAATGGTGGACGGATACCTACCGCTACGTGGCGGAGAAAGACCGCCACACCGCAATCGTCCTGAAGAACCCCGTCATGGGCGCGCAACGCCGGCTGATCGGCGCGCTGACCTACAGCCTCAAAACTGCGAAGTAACCGACATGATGAATGAAGATATCCGCTCACAAGTGCTGCAACGGCTGGAAAGTGATTTCGGCCTGAAGTTGCGTAACGGCACGAACTACATGCGTGGCGGCGTTTGCCCGGCCTGTGGAAAGAAAGAGCTGTATGCCCGTCATGACAACCCGTGGCAGATCCGCTGCGGCCGCCCGGAGCGCTGCGGCCACATCGAGCATGTCAAAGACATCTATGAGGATCTGTTCGAGGACTGGAGCAAGCGTGCACCGGCCACGGCAAGCGACCCACACTTGACCGCCCGCACCTACCTGGAATTCTCCCGAGGCCTCGATTCTTGGCAGATGACTGGCTGGTTCACCCAGGAAAGCTACGTCAACCAGGAAAGCGGCGAGGCCAGCGCCACGGTGCGATTCCCGCTGCCGAACGGCGGTTACTGGGAGCGGCTGATCGATCGTCCTGCCCGCTTCGGCAAGATGAAGGCTCGCTTCAAGTTCGGATACAGCGCGCAGGGCCAGTGGTGGTGCCCACCAAGCCTCAAGCTTGAAGCCGTCAAAGAGCTGTGGATCGTTGAGGGCATCTTCGACGCCATCGCTCTGGTGCAGAACGGCATCGATGCAGTGTCAGCCATGTCCAGCGTGAATTTCCCTGTCGAGGCGTTGAAGCAGCTGGCCGAGAAGCGCCCGGGCAACCTCCCTACCCTGGTATGGGCACTGGACAACGAGCCTACCGCCCGCGGCTACCTGCAGCGCTGGGCCAAGCAGGCCAAGGAAATGGGCTTCGAATGCAAGGCCGCGCTCATTCCACAACGGGACAAGAAGGTCGACTGGAACGACCTGCACCAGCGTTGGCAGTTCGAGGAGGAAGGCCCAGCCCGCTCCCACAAGCGCAAGCGCGATCTGGATGCTGCCCGCCACGAGGGCGACCTGCTGCTGGCCCCGACCGCCCGGGAGAAGGCCCTGCTGATGTACATGTGGGACGAGGGCTTCACCGAGTTCGCGTTCGACTTCGGCAATCAGACCTACTGGGCCAAGTTCGACCTGTCCAAGCTCGAGGAGGAGCAAAAGGAGCTGGCCGGCAGCAAGCACCAGGACGACGAAGACGATCGCCGCGATGTGCTCAAGAAAGTCTGTTCGCTGAAGCTGCTCGCCAACTGCCGTTTCCAAGCGCTGTACAAGCAGGTCAGTGATGTCACCAATGAAGCCTGGTTCTATTTCCAGGTAGCGGGCAAGCAGGACGACGAGGGGGAAAACTACACCTTCACACCCAAGCAGATCTCCTCGAGCAGCGAGTTCAAGACCCGCCTGATGCATGCCAGCGCCTCCTGGTTGGGTACCCAGAAGCACTTGGACCAGATCATCCTGCGGCAGACCGAAGGCCTCAAGACCGTCGAGACCATCGACTTCCTGGGCTACAGCCGCGACCACCAGGCCTACATTTTCAACGACATCGCCATCCACAACGGCTCGCTTTACAAGGCCAACGACGAGGACTACTTCGAGTTCGGCAAGCAGCGCGTCAAGTGCCTGATGAGGTCGGTGAAGATCAAGAACAAGCTCGAGGCAAAGGGCTACCGCGAGGACTGGCTTCAGCACCTGTGGACCTGCTTCGGCGAGAACGGGATCCTGGCCCTGACGTACTGGTTTGGCTCGCTGTTCGCCGAGCAGATCCGCGCCGAGCATGAGAGCTTCCCGTTCCTGGAAATGTCCGGTGAGCCCGATTCGGGCAAGACGACCCTGATCAAGTTCCTGTGGAAGCTGTTCGGCCGTCTGTACGAGGGTTTCGACCCGGCCAAAAGCTCGTTCTCTGGCTTGAGCCGGGCCATGGGCCAGGTGGCCAACCTGCCCTTGGTGCTGCTCGAGGCCGACCGGAACACCAACGAGGACAACACCAAAGCCTTCGAATGGGATCAGTTCAAGGATTTCTACGGCGGCGGCACCTTGCGAACCCGTGGCGTGAAGTCCAACAGCAACGACACCTACGAGCCGCCGTTCCGCGCCTCGATCGTGATCGCTCAGAACGCCATCGTTGTTGGTCACGAAGCCATCATCAGCCGGATCTTCCGCCTGCCCTTCCTCAAGCCGACGATCACCGAGGCGAGCCGCCGGGCCGCTGACGCGATCGTGCAGACCGAGCTTGAAGACGTCAGCCACTTCATGATCAAGGCCATGCGGGCCGAGCCGAAGATCCTCAAGCGTTTTGCCGAGCTGTATCCGAAGTACCGCGCCGAGCTGTGGGCCAACCGCAAGCTGACCTCGGATCGCGTGATCAAGAACCACGCCATGATGCTGGCCCTGGTGGACTGCCTGCAGCTGGTGATCGAGATCCCGGAACACATGGTCAAGGCGTGCCGCAAGTACGTCGAGAAGGCCGCCAGCGAGCGCCAGGCGGCGATCACCACCGACCCGAAAGAAGTGAACGAGTTCTGGCAGGTTTACGACTACCTCGAGTCCCTGCCGGGCGCGCCTCTGGTGAACCACAGCAAGACACCTGGCCAGATCGCCATCAACCTCAACCAGTTCGCCGAGGTGGCCGTCGAGCACCGGCAGCGGATCCCAGAACTGGGCGTACTGCGCCGCCTGCTCAAGGACTGCCGTGCACGTCAGTGCCTGTCGGACCAGAAGCGGATTGAGAGCTTCATCCGGGCTCGCATGCAAGCAGCACTGCCAACCCAAAACATCCCCCAGTCCGTTCGCTGCTTTGTCTTCCGGGAGTAACCGCCATGGACATTCACGTAATCAATCGCGACTGGAAGGTAGAAGCGCCGGACCTGATGGGGTTCGTCACCGCACGGCTGCCGGCTTCAACTGGAGCCGTGCCCTACATCTACGCGGACGCCTACGCCGCCGATGGCCTGCTGGAGATCCTGGAAGTGCGCGTGGCACGCGGCGAGCGCGGGATCCTGGTCATGGACTGCACCAGGGCCCAAGTGCAGGCGGTACTGGAATGGAGCAGCTGCGACGACGAAGGCCAGCTGCAGGACCTCGTGATTTTCCTGGTACGCCGTGACTAGCAGCTGACCAGAAAAAAGGCGTCGAGGAGTTGCACCTCCCCGACGACCACCAACCCAAGGAGAAACACCATGCAAGTAGAAACCCCCGAAGTCGGCACACAGAAGGCTAACACAATGCGTTATGACACCCTGGTAATCCGTGGCGCGACTGGCAAGAACGTCCCGCGGGAAGTAGATGGCGGCGAGGTTGTCGCTTGGAGCCAAGGCCACGGCCTTGCGGCCATGGATGCACTGGAGGATTTCGTAGGCGACCTGGCAGCCGGCAGCTATCACGGTATGGCGAAGGGCGCTGCCGATGCGCTCAACCTAATGCGCCGGCGCCGAGCAACCGGCTGGGATGCCGACGTTATTGCGGATGAACCACCAGCAGACTGGCAATCGGCTGTTTCCCGCGCCGAAGCGATGGCCCGGGAGGTGTTCGGCGAGGAAGACGATAACGCCATGCAAGCCATTGACTACATGGCCGGGTTGCTTCTGGCATTTGAGCCGACCCGCACCTCTGTACAGGGGGATGCTGAATGACCACTCCCGCAAACATCAAGCGCTTCAAGGTAAAGGACACGTGGAAGGATTTCGAGGTCGTGCTCGAGGTCGACCTCGACCGTCTGACCGCCGAACGAGCCCAGCAGATCAACAGTTTCTGGACAAGCGCCGAGGACAGGCTGGACGAGCAAGACGGGGATGTTGTCCGAACCGTGATTCGGCTGGCTGGGCTTGAGGTGATGTGCGAGATCCTTGAGGACCGTGGTGCCGACTTCGGTGATGCCGACCGCTGGTACTGCCAGAAGACCACCGAGAAGCTCCATGACAGCGAGGGCTGGGGTGGCCGCGTCGAGGGCGACAGCTTCGGGTGGTGCGGGATCCGGGTTGTGGGTGCCGAGGTTGATCTCCCCTGCTACGAGGATGTCGCCGTTTCGGAGGTTAGTGCATGAGCCAACAAACTCGACCACGCCTTGCCAGCCACTCGCTGGACCTGCCCAACCAGTGCGACATCTGCAAAAAAGCTCGATCGACCAGGAATCACCAGCGCTGCAGCCAGATCCGCCAGCAGCGGAAATCCATCGAATGGGAAGCCTACATGGCCAACGTCGAAGCCAAGAAAGTACAACAGGAGCGCCGATATGATCGCTAACCAAACCGCAGTCACCGACCTGGTCATCAGCGTTCGCCTCAGCGCCGGCACGTACACCGCCCGGGCCCGCGGCGAGAAGGCTACCGCCAGTAGCACCATCAGCGCCGATGCAGCTGCACGCGCCTTGGCCACCAAGCTCGGCGCCCAAATGGCACAGCCGGATCTGTTCGCAGCCAACCGCTCCAGCACCGACCCACACGTTCAATTCACCGCCCAGCGCAGCAGCTGAGAGAAAAATCGAAATGAGTAACGTGCACTCCCCCTTGAACCAAGCGCTGATGCTTGATAACGCTGCTCTCATCAGTTCGTTAAACGAACTGATCAGTCAGTTGAAGCGACCTCAGGTGGCCATCCAGGACCAGCTGTGGACAACGCAGGACATCGCCAACTATCTCAAGTTGGCCCAGTACACAGTTGAACGCCGTGTCGTTGTGCAAGAAACCTTTCCAGAGAGCATGCAGCCGTGCTCTACCGGAGAGCGGGCATCCAAACGGTGGTTTGCTGGGGAAGTGATCTCCTGGAGCAGGCAGAACAGAGCAAGGCTGCCAGAACCTCGCACCAGGAAGCGTGCATAAAGTTAAAGCCTGCCTCGCGCAGGCTTTTTTAATCGAGCCGTAATGCCATTTCTGAAGCAGTGGCGTTGTAGTAGACCATCAATGAACGAGGGTCTTTGTGACCGGTGATGCGGGCAAGGTCGAGCACATCAACTTTCCTTGCCAGTCGCGTAATGGCCTCATGACGGGTGTCATGGAACGTAAGGCCCACAATCGCCACATCGTCTCGCACCTTCCTAAACATCGCATCGGCAGACGCGGACGTTAGCCTGAACAGTTTTTCAGCACCTTTCTTCTCTCCCAAAAGTATCCCGATCAATCCCACGGCCCGCTTGCTGAGTGGCACATTTCGGCTAGATCCGTTCTTGGTCAATGGCAGGTGCACGAAGCGCTGTTTCAGGTTCACAGCCTTCGCGGTGATTCCAAGAATTTCGCCTTGCCGCATAGCAGTTTCCAAGGCGATCAGAAATGCCATGGCCAGCTCCTGGTGAAGCGTCACAGGCACTTCGCCTTCAACGTAGCCAAGCCGGTTGAGCAATGCAGTTTCTTCTGCCGGCTCGATGCGGCGGTCCCTGGGCGGATTGTTGAGCGGACGCTTCACATCACGCACAGGGTTGACGATGCATGTGCGCCATTCTCGACGCGCAATCTCGAATACGGACGACAGCAAAGTCATCTCCCGGCGAACGGTGGGACTGGCAACTACTCGAAGCCTGGCGTCACGCCACTTGGCTACCTGGTCAGTGGTGACGTCCGACATAAACTCCCCTACCCATTCGAGTTCGGCGTCAAACTTGTCCAGCCGGAGCTCTTCCCATTTCTTCCCAGCCTTGGTGGGGGTAACGTCACGCTTGTAGCGGCGCAACGCTTCAGACACGGTCATTTCCACAGAGCACTTAGGTCCGCCGGCAGAGGCCAGGATCTCGGCCTCACGGGTGGTGGCCCATGCAACTGCTGCGGCCTTCGTCGCGAAGGTCCTGGTGTCCCGGACCCCTAACCTAGCCACCTCAGCTCGCCAGCCACCGCTACGCTTCCGAAATGATGCCATTCCCTACCTCTGTCCTTGCTGGCGTAAAAGTGGCGTAAAGGCTATCACGCCAACGCAGCCAATCGCCGTGAACTGCACTCCGCGGATCAGCGAAAAACCAGCGTAATCAGTAGGTTGAAGCAGTACGCAAGCTATGGCACCTTTCTGGCAGCATTCCTCAGTTGCCCCCTCGGGGCACCAAAATCCGGAAAAAACCGACCTTACGGTCGGTTTTTTTTTGCTTGCGATTTATGCCCGTCATTGACGCCGCCCCCCTGACTCCCGCGCCTCCCCCCATACCTGCATTCTATTGGCCGCGCTGTGCACTGGCACTTAAGCTGTCATTCGTCAGATATATTCCGAAAGTATTGTTAGCGTAATGGCACTTAGCCATAGTAGCGCTCCCTTTTCTCCACGCACTGTGTATCCCATGAAAACAATCGCGCCCTGCATGGCGGCAATGATGCTGCTCAGTGGGTGCAATGGAGTGCCAACGTCGTACGTTTCAGATCCCGTCTACAGTCAGGCTTTCGTGGTCACTTCTGGTGCCCCTCTGCCGATGTTGCTGATGGCCAGCGCCATCCAGTGGAACGAGGATTACGCTGTAACCGCCAAACACACCCCCTTCCTGCGCAACGTGGTCCACGAGGGCCTCGGTGACGTAGTGTTCTTCAAGCACAAAGCCAGCAGCGTGCCGCACTGGCGCCAGTACGTGCCAGGGGAAGCCGTGACGGCGGTGGGCTTCAACAGTTTCATGATGCCGATGCAGGGCAAGGGCCATGCCCTGCCGTCACTGGTACGGCTTGAAGGTACGCCTGGCAGTGTTTTCTACTCGGTGCATGACGGCCCGATCACCAAGGGCATGTCGGGCGGGCCAGTGTTCGCCGATGACGGCACGGTGGTAGGCATCAACGTCGCCATCATTCCCACCAGCGAGATCGACGCCGGCAAGCGCCCGGACCTGGCCGGTAAAGATCGCATCAGCGTGTTCATGTCGTTTAGCGAGATCGACAAGGAATGGCGGCGCTATCAGTACCTGTTGGCACACCAGGCCAAGCCGAGGGCGCCGGCTGCGGTCAAAGGCTACGTGGCGGTGGCCGCCAAGCCGTGA